TGCATTGAACGCAGACGTCAAGGGTTTGCTGAAGGAAGCAGCCAGCGATCTGGCAGCAATCTATGTGATCCAATTTGACATGAGCGGCTATACCAGCAGGACAGAGGCTGAGGATATGATCAATGTGTTGCGTGACGCAGCTCTGAGGGCATTGAGTCTGTTAAGAGACAAGAAGGTCCAGGATTTCATGATCGGAGCGTAGAAGAGCATGTTTGATCACGATTATGACAAGTATCCGGAACTGACGAATACGGAACTCCAGGAACAAGGGTTTACCTCTCCCTTCCCCCAAATCACCGAAGATTTCTCGGCCTCCGTCGTCAAGGTTCACGATGGTGATACGATAACCTTGAGGACAGATTTTCGTGACTTTGATTTTCCCTTAAGGTTTCTGGACATCAATGCACCGGAATTGAGCGAGCCAGGCGGCAGGGAAAGCCAGCAATGGCTCGAAGGCCAGATCCTGGATCAGGAGGTCCAGATCATGCTCAATCAGCAGGACAGGGTTGATAAGTATGGCAGATTGCTGGGCTGGGTGATCTATCAAGGCATGAACATGGGCGAGATCGAGGTCATGCAGGGCCGAGCCACGCCATTCGATAATAGGAACGAGGGCAAGATCCCAGTATTCGACAAACTGATGGCTGAAGGTGAACTCTGATGTCGATTCCAGGTCTGTTCCAGACTCCAGGCTTGTACAACGATATTGGCGATCTCAAGGAACGCTGGGGCCAGGATGGATCCACGATCAAGAATTTCCATTTTGCCACAGATGCAGATACTGCAGTCTATACAGTCACAGCCGGAAAGAGGCTCTATATCAATTTCATGATGATCTCTGAATCCGGCTCTTCGGGTGCAGGAGATCTCAATGATGGCGGAGCTGGCGGCACAGTCAAGATCACATTCCATAATGATTCTGCAGTCAGTGGCACGATAATCGCTAATTTGTCGACGCCGATCTATTTTGATACCGATATTTATTATAATGAGACGCTGGGCTGTACCGGATTCATGACATTGACAGGCTGGGAAGAGGAGAGCCCATGAAGATACTAGAGATAATCGAGAATGACCAGACATTCACATATAGGATTGACAACGAAGGCAGGCCGGACTTTGTTTATGAGAAGGATCGGTTCCAGTACTTGTCAGACGTAGAGGCTGAGATCAACAAGAGTATCAATCAAGAATCGCTGCGAAAGGGCAGGATAAAGCAGAAGATTGATAATATCAAGGCCAATACTGATATGTTCAAGCCAAAAGAAGTGATCGAAGATGCCTGACACCAACATCAGCAGCTCAGTCGCTGCAGACATGACAAACACTATAGTCAACTATAGTGTTCTAGCTCAGGATCTGGAAAGCGGCGGAGATCAGAAGGAATACACATGGCAGAATTCCATGTGGAGTACTTATCTAGGCTACTATAAAACAATCCCTGAGCTGCAGACCGCCATTGATGCCAAGGCGAATTGGACATTAGGCGCAGGGTTTGAGTCAGATCCATTGACGAAGCTGCACCTCATGGGCGTCAAGGGCAATGGCAAGGATTCTTTCAATACCATTCTCGGCAACATGGTCCGCACGTACACGATCGGCGGCGATTCATTTGCTGAGATCATCCGCAACAAGGATGGCGTATTCATCAATCTCAAGCCATTGGATCCTGGTACTATGGTCATTGTCCAGAACGAGAATGGCAGGATCAAGAGATACGAGCAGGTCAGCAAGGTGATGAAAGACACCAAGAAATTCCAGCCTAATCAGATCCTGCACCTGAGCCGAAAGCGGCTGGCGGACGAGATCCATGGCATCAGCGTGGTGCCAGCAGTGGAATGGATCATCCTAGCCAGGAATGAGGCCATGAACGACTGGAAAAGGGTGCTGCACAGGAACATAGATCCTCTCTGGATCTTCCACCTGGATACTGATGACACCAGCAAGATCTCAGCGTTCAAGACCAAGATGGACGCAGCTAGGGCAGGCGGCGAGAATATGTATATCCCCAAGGGCGCAGTAGTGCCGGAATTGGTCAGCGTCGCTGCGAATAGCAACCTCAATCCGCTGGCATGGATCAACCAGCTTAATGATTACTTTTTCCAGGCTGTGAATGTGCCGCAGATCATAATCGGCAACGCCAAGGAATTCACTGATGCCAGTGGCAAGATTGTCTATCTCAGCTATGAGCAGAGTGTCAAGGGCGAGCAGCTGTACATCGAAGAGCAGATCCTGAACCAGCTCAATGTCGAGATCCAGCTGACATTTCCGGCAAGTCTGCAGAATGAGCTGATCAGTGACACGAACAAGGCTCCTGGTCTGCAGGCAGCGCAGCCGAACGATACAAGCATTAGCATGGAGGGAAAAAAATGAATCTTTTTGAGAAGCTGTATGTTATGGTCAAGAAAAGAGTCTCGAAGAAGAGGCGTAGATGATGGTCGAGGCTGAATTGGTATCGATGATCTCGCAGGTCGGGTTCCCGATCGCAGTCACAGTTTGGCTGCTGTTCTCAAGCAAAAAGACAGATGTGGTCATCCAGAACAATACTGCAGCACTTGGCGAGATCAAGGGCATCATCCTCAACTGCGTGAAGAAATAGTCATGGCAAAACCATTCATTAGCAAGGACAAGACCAAGCCCTATTTTGGGAAGGAGGTCACTATCGATTCATCGGGGCGAGTTGTGGAGGCTGGTATTTCTAACGATTCGCCACCACCAACACCAGCTCCCAATCCGTCCCCAAATCCGAATCCGTTCAATCTTCCACCACCGCCAGATGTATATGGCACTTCCAGCGCAGAATGGGGCCAGGTCAGTCCGGAAGGAGTGGTTGAGATCCCGCCTTTGAACCAGCCATTGGATCCGAATGGCACCAGCCCAAGGATCAATGCCATCCCATCGACAGCTGCACAGGTCATGATCCCGCCTTCTCCTATTACACAGATGACACCCCAGCAGGAGTTTGAGTTCAAGATGAGCAATCCATCAGTGGATCCTGCTTATTACAATGCCCATTCTGGCAGTGCTTCAGTAGTGACAAGCACAGATCTGGCCCTGATCGGCTCAGTTCCGTCAGCTTTCGCTTTGAAATTGATAGCCCCGACCGCAGTGACAGTCGCAGCCAGGATCGGGACCAGCTCATTTGCAGCCTTGAAGAATGTCGGGCTGGACCTGGCTGCTAATAATGCAGGCAAGGCAGCTACTACAGGAGCGTTCAAGACACTAGGCTTGAGTATCGGCGCAGCCAGCCTATTGGTTGGCTTGATCGGATCCTATCCGTTTGCTGGTTTCATCAAGGAAGAGGCGCTCCAGACGCTCGGCTATGGTGTCTCAACAGCCTTGACCAATAACAATATCGCAGGCGCAGAAGATGCCATCCATATGCAGAAAGAGGTCCTAAACCCTACAGTTTGGGATCAGATACTGGGTGCCACACCATTTGTCAATGTCTTAAATAATCTCAAGGATTTCTATGAGGCGTCAAAGGTCAAGCTGGCAATAGACGAGCAGATAGTCAAGGACAAAAAGACACAGGCAGAGACAGGCGAGACTGATGCGCAGCTGAAAGACAGGCTTCAAAGAGAGCAGGATCAGCGGTACAAGGACAATATCGATTACTACAACGAGCAGCGCAAGCTGATGCTCCAGTGGGAAGAGCAGGCTGCAGACCAGGACATGAAAGACGATGCTGCTTATTGGGCTGCACAGCGGAAGAAGCAGCGTGAGCTGGAAGAGAAAGACAGGCAGGCGATCGCTGATTTCTGGCTGGAGTACAGGAAGCGTATGCAGCAGATCTCGGATGATAGCAGGCCCAGCCAGCTGAATTTCGGTTTGATATAAAGGAGGTAAAAATGGTAGAAGAGCAGCAGTTAAGTGATGATGTCAAGCAGAAGCTGGCTTCATCAGAGATGCTAAAGGAGGCCAAGGCCACAGCAGACAGGCTAGAGAAGGCCAACAAGGAGCTGCGTGAGCTTTTAGACAGGCGGGATCTGATGGCCGCAGAGTCGGTTTTAGGCGG